AGTGCAACTGTATTGGTCAAAGGCAAGAAGATCATATTCATCTCAACACCAAAAGGTAAGAATCATTTCCATAGGTTATGTATGCAACCAAACTATGATGATCGCTATGCTTACTTTCATTTCACATCCTATGACAATCCCATGATTGATCCAAGAGAATTAGATGAGAGGAAGCGATCTCTTCCTGACTATGTGTTCAGACAGGAATACTTGGCTGAGTTCATTGACAATGCATCTGGTATATTCAAGAATGTTCATGAGTGCATAAGCACAGGGACCAAGACTCCAAAGATGTTCGCTGGCCTTGACATTGGTCGAGCTGATGACTACACTGTTCTATCCATCCTCAATCAAGATGGTCAGATGGTTGCAGCTCACAGATGGAGGCATGATGAATGGACCAGGATCATTGACAAGGTTGCTGAGATCATTAAGCAATACAATGCCACTACATTGGTGGAGGTCAATAATCAAGGTGATGTATTCTTTGAGATGCTCCAGGTGAGATGCAAGAATCTGATCCATCCATTTGTGACAAGCTCCAAGACCAAGCCAATCATCATTGAGGATCTGGCTGTTGCATTTGAGCAATCTGCAATATCAATTATCAATGAGCAATGGTTGATAGATGAGTTGGATAATTTTTCCTATATTTACAATCCAAACACAAGGAATGTGAGTTACTCTGCACCAGCTGGACTCCATGATGATGGTGTGATATCCACAGCATTAGCCTGGCACAGCAGAAAGGAATTCACCAACCGAGGAAGATACATGGCTTTAAGAGTATGAAACAGCTTGACATAAAATTACCGACAACCATATCTGATTGCACACCAGAGCAGATGACTCGCTGGCTTATGATGGCTGAGGCAATGAAAGATCAAAAGGATGATATCACTCAGCTCTTGATATTCCAATGTCAATTGCTCAGTCTATTCAGTGGTGAGTCAATCAACAAGATAAAGAATGCAGACATTCAGTCAATCCAAGTGGCATCCAATCATTTACTGCAATTGTTGATCAGTTATAAATATCAAGAGCCAAAGTCAGATATTACAATCAATGGCAAGGAGTATTATCTTGAAAAGAATTTTGCTCATGTTTCAACTGGTCAGATCATTGACTTAAAATTGATTGAGGATATCTCACAAGATCCATGTCAAGCATTGGCAATCATGTATGTTGAGAAAGGTATGGAGTATTGCCAAGAGGATAGCAGAGGAAGAGTCTTGAATCCTAATGATCATAGGTATAAGGAATTCAAGGAGCATTTCCCTGGTGATGAGTTTATGAACTTTTTCAGTTTTTTTTTAGACTTATCCGAGAAGCGGAGGCTCGCTATATTAGGAATTCAGATGGCGAGACAGAGGATGGAGATGATGGTGATGGAGCAGGACTTAAAGATTCAGAGTGGTTTAATTGGACAACTATCATCCATAGACTATCCAAAGAAATGGGAGTCAGTGTGGAAAAAATTACACAACAACCTTATGTGACCACATTATTCTGGATGAACTATTTTAGGATAGTGGATGAGAACGAACATAAACGCATATTAAATAATGGCAGACTTTGATTTTCTTGAGGACTTTGGTGTATCTGCTCAAGATGCAGAGCAGCCACAGAATACTTATGATAGGTTTATAATTGAGCTATCAAATAAGCTTTCCAGTGAGTTTAGAGATTACACAAAGAAAGTGGCTCAGAATACTGGATCATTGGCTGCTTCAATCATTCCAGTTCCAACAGGACAGCTATCATTTAGATTAGAGGCAGAGGATTACTTTCCATTTGTGGATGAAGGAGTCAATGCTGTTGGCACAAATAATTATGGGAGTCAATTCTCATTCAACTATCCTGGAGTCAGTCACAACATGGCAACAGCTATTAGTGAGTGGAAAGGATTAGACATGAGTCATGCATACGCTGTGAGTTACAATATCAAGCAAAGAGGATTGCAACCAAAGAGGATCACTGAGAATGTGATCACTGATCAAGTCCTTGAGAGGATTGGAAATGATTTGGCAGAGCTCACTGGTTTAATGTTTGAAATAAATTTTACAAAGAATGGCAGTAACAATATATGATGAGCCACAAGCGATTGCACCAGCTGGCAATCCATTGGTGTTCACATTCAGCAGCAATCAGACTGCACAACCTAATTTCAGTTTTATTGTTGAGTTATATATTGATGGCACATTGAGATTGACTCAACAGGTGTTCCCGCAATTTAATACTCTTGGCAGAATTGATGTATCTGAGGCTGTTCAGAGTGTGATAAGAAATGCAGAGATTACAACTGATCTTGAGTTTGATGGCACCAATTCAATGGTCACTTATGTTATCATTGTCTATGAAAAGTATGGATCAACTCCGACAATTCAAGCAAGTGATACAAGCACAACATTGAAAGCATTCAATGCAGCTCTTGAATATCCAGAGTGGAGAGTGTGGGATGATGCAGATTATAATCCTAATGTAACTCAGGGGAGCTTATTCTTGACATATTTTCCAAGGACATCAAGACAACTTTGTGGAATGGATGAGAATGTCTATGTTGGATATTTAGAGCCAACAGGAGGAGCTGGTGTTGTCTTGGCTTGTGAGTTGTATGATATTCAAGGAAATGTCATTGCATCAGATTTTAATATCTCATTGACATCATCTGAATTTAACATTTTGAATATTGGTCCACAAGCTATCATTGCAAATTCAACCATAACTCAAATTGATTTTGATGATTGTTATAAATATTTTGTTTATGTTGATGTTGGTGGAGTAAGTAACTCAGAGATATATTACATTTACATGGATACTGATTGCAAGAGATATGAGACATATAGACTGCATTGGTTGAATAAGCTTGGATCATGGGATTCATTTACCTTTGCATTGGTATCAACTGAATCAGCAACTGTTCAGGCATTTGACTACCAAAGAGATCCTGGAGTCTGGGATGGTACAAGCTACACATATCCACTATATTCTGGTCAAAAGATTCATTATGCTAAGACAAAGAGCAAGCAATTGATTTTGAATTCAGACTGGATATCAGAGGCAGTTCAGAATTGGCTTGTTGATTCATTGTTTGATTCTCCTTTGGTTTATCTTGAGCAAAACAATTCAACTGAATTTGAGCCAGTGAAAGTGACCAATTCAAGCTATCAGCTAAAGAACAGGAGGAGAGATGGATTAATCCAGGAGCAGATTACAATTGAAAGAACATACACATATAGATCACAACTTAACTAATGGCTGGAGAATTATTCATTAATGGGAGGCTTGTTGACATCAACCAAGATGCTCCATTCCCATTGACATTCAACATAAGTGATATTAAGAATTTGACAGCTCGAAAGGGCAACAATTCAAAGACTATCACTTTGCCCGGTACAAAGAACAACACTGACTTGATGTTGAGTGTGTTCACGTTATCTGCAACTGAAAATGTTTTAAACAGAGACTCTGATTTTGTTGATTTTGATCCAAGCATTAAGGCTCAAGCACAATACTATCAAAATGGTTTAATTGAGTTCAATGGTATTGCTCAGTTGATGAATTGTAAATTAATGGATGGAGTATGGTCATTTGATATCACTTTAATTAGCGACACAATTGATTACATTTCAAGGCTTTCCAAAATAAAAGTCAATGAGCTTGGATGGTCAGAATATAATCATTCATTGATAAGGGAAAATCAAACAAATTCATGGGCTGGGATTATTCAATTAAATGGATCACCTTCAAATATTGTTGATTCCCAAGGGTGGCTGGGGTTGGGGTATTACTACGGCTTGATTGATTACGGGTTCACGCGTCCAACTCCTGAGACCTTTGGTGTTGAGCATATTCCTCCTCAAGTGTTCTGTTATAACATTTTAAAAAAAGCATTTGATTATTGTGGGATTACATGGAGCAGTAACTTTCTTGAGACACAATTATTTAAAAAATTATTAATGGCTTATCCTGGTGGAGATTTGCCAACAATTACTGAAGAGCAAGCTGATAATGAGAGTGTATTCACAACTCAAAGTAATGCCTACACATCAACTGGTAAATTTTTGAGTAATGGATTTGGAGGTACTCCATTTTTTGCTCCAATAAAAGGATATGTTAGCATCACAGATTATGAGATATTGGCTCATTATGGTTGTACTATTAATCAAGATAATCTTGATCAAGTGCAAGATTTTGGTCAATTCAGATTTGTCTGTGCATCTGAGGGGTTGTATAAAATTGATTATTCTGGAGATCATGATTTAACCATTACAATAACAGGAAATGGCAATGGTGCATTTACAATCAATGGTGAATATCAAGTATTGTTATACACTTACAAAGGCAATAGTTTAATAAGTAATGATTTATTGTATAGTGGAGCAATAACATCAACCACAACAGCAGTAACATTCTCATTTGATTATTCAAGAATGTTAAACATTGGTTATAATGATGACATTAGATTTGATATAAGATTTCAGATACCATATTGCACAATCTCAAGAGCTAACTTAACCAATGCTAATCTTGAGGTTAGTATTTTGTCAGATACTGCTGATCTTAATTTATTAAAACAACCACAGGCTTTATCAGCTGGTGGCACAGTATATCTTGATGCGTTCCTTCCAGATATGACTTGTGAGCAATTCTTTAAAGGATTAACAACAGCATTTAATTTATATGTAAAGCCTTCAGTGGATGATCCATCAGTTTTAGAGATTGAGCCATTGTCAAGTTTTTATTTTTCAAGTGGTGATGCTATTGATTGGTCAGATAAATTAGATAGGAGCAAAGAGATAGTTATTGAGCCAACCATTAATTTTAGTTCAAAGAATTACAAGTTTAATTTTGAACAGGAAGATGACTATTGGAATCAAAGATACTTTGAGGATATTAAACAGCAATATGGATCATTGTTAATTCAAAATCAAAGTCAATTTGCAAATAACGATACAGAATTTAAGCTCCCATTCAGCCAAAAATTATTGGTAAAAATACCAAAGGACAATCAGGGGAATTTCACTATGTTGATAATGCCAAGATCATTTCAGGTGAAATTTGATGATGAGGGAAATGGGACAATTGAAAAAAAGAAAGGGAAGCCATTCATTGTCCAATTAGGGAGTCCATTCGTTGCTGTTTGGTTTCATAGAGATGAAAATGATATTTCACATTTATCATATTTCCAGCCTTATGTTGGTCATTTAGATAGTGTTGAAGCTCCAACATTTGATTTTAATTTTGGTGTCCCTAATTATGTGTTTTGGTCAACTACAAATTACACAAGCAACAATCTATATCATTATTATGAGAAATTCATAAAAGAATTAATATCAAGATTTGGCAAACAAATAACTTGCTCAATGATGTTGAAACCATCAGATATTAATTCTCTTGATTTTAGAAAATTAATCAGTATTGATGGTGTTGTTTACCGTTTGCAGAAAGTAGTTGATTATCAAAGTGGAAAGAATACCAGTACAACTGTCGAACTAATTCGCATAATAGAGGGAGAGGGTATTAAAACAACAACCATATCGCCTCCTTATGATCCTTATTCTGAGTATTTCAGAGCAGTTGAATCTTCAGAGGATAGGGTCACAGAGGATGGTCAGAGAAGACTAATTGAAATTTAAAGCATGGCAGTATCTAATAGCGTTTTGACAGCTCAGCAAGGGACATTAATTGTTAACACAACAGCAGAGCAAACATTAAATTTTGATGGTATCTTTATTCTGGAGGATACAATATTCAGCTCAATTAAGTTGGCTGGAAGTGATATCAAAAGTCAATTGATTACAAATCCAGCAATAGCTGTTAAGGCTGGAGCATTGATAAGACCAAAAGATGGAAAAAAATTTAGTGGTATTCAATTGACAAGTGGATCAGTTGCTTTAATTTTATAATCATGTACGGTTATTATTTCACTGCAATTTGGTCAAGTGCTAAAAAAGCAATTCAAAAGACCGTTGCTGTTGTGTTAAAAAGAGTAACAGAAGATAATCAACAAAGAATAACAGAAGATAATCAAGAAAGAATAATAGAAGATGGCAATTAAAATTTCACAATTAACAAGTAAGACAGGAAAAGCTGCATCAACAGATCTTGTTGAGATAGCAGAATCCTCTGGAGGCGGTTATGTTTCAAAGAAAGTAGCTGTTGCTGATTTAATAGAAGTATCTCTTGATACATCTCCACAGCTTGGAGGTAATTTAGATGTCAATGGATTTAATATTACCAGCACAGGAAATGGAAATATAACAATAGCACCAGATGGGACTGGAGATGTTCATCTAAATACTGACTCTGTTAGAGTAGGTGATAATAATGCTGATGCTACAATAGTTACAAGAGGGACTGGTGATTTAATTTTAAGAACTCATGAAGGAGATGCAAGTCAAGGCTCAATCAGAATTTATGATGGAGCAAATGGCAACATTGAATTATTGCCAAATGGTAGTGGATCGGTATTAGTTGGAGGTAATTCAACACAGGCAACTGAGCTAAGATTTAGAGAGGATAGTGATAACGGAACTAACTACGTTGGATTAAAAGCAGCTGATAATTTAGCAGCGAGTACAACATACACACTACCAACAGCGGATGGGACAAGCGGTCAAGTATTACAAACAAATGCTTCGGGAACTTTGTCATGGCGGTCATTTCCTATTGAGATTCAAGTTGCTTGTTCAGATGAAACAACTGCGTTAACAGCTGGAGTTGGTAAGGTTACTTTTAGAACTCCATGTGCTATGACCGTAACTGCGGTGAGAGCTTCGTTGACAACAGCACAATCAAGTGGTAACATTTTTACTGTTGATATTAATGAGGGTGGTACTTCAATTTTAAGCACAAAATTAACAATTGACA